GCCTGTGATATCCACAAGGGAAATAATTGTGGAATGATAGTGCGTCCAGCTTGTATTGATTTGAATGTCATTAAGCCTATAATAATCTGTAGATTGCAGTTTCCCACAAAATCATCTATGTGGGCGTCTGTATATTCTCAGATAGTTGGACAGTACTATTTAATGGAGAAGAAGGTGTGTGCTTATTCAGTGTTTAATGATAGTGTTTATAAAGAGTTTCTTTATGAGTATTATTGTTCGGATGAACAGATAGCAATAAAGCCAATGACTAAGGATAAGAATATACCTGTAAGTTCCCATGTTTGGCCAGATCCTGATGTGAGGGGCTTGATGGACCGGATGTACGATAATTATATTGTTAGAAGTACTCGTTGCTCGTTGCCTAAACGAGGTAATGCGTCGGTTCCTTCATTAGCTTGGTTGTGTGTAGAACGTATTCGATGGAGTAATGTTATTTATGAGCCTGTTTATGTTAATGGGTTTCCTTGTCATCGAGTTAAGTATACTACAAATGATTTGGATGAGAAGAAATTTATTAAATTGTATGCTGAGTTTAATCAGGATACTGCTTATCGAGGACCTAATTTCGATGAGTTGATGAAATTATTGCCTCGGATTAATACAATTTTATTTAAGATGTTAGATTGTGATAGATTTAAGAAGAAAATCCCATTTCGATACAATCTAATAGAATTATTATCCCAAATTAAGTTGAATACTGGAGGGGGTATATTGGTAATATTAGGAGATGCTTTGAAGAGTGAAGATTTTAAAGTTCAGAATTCTGGAAAGAAGTATCATATGATTATTGCCGCTGCCCGAGAGTTTGATAAATATATAAGGAAGGTTATGAAAGGAGAAGATTATCAATTGAATCCTATAGGAGTAATAAGATTAAAATCTGAATGGAGATTCTTTCTTAATGAGAAAAATGAAGAATTGTTAGAATCTCAGTGGAAATCAAGGGAATTTTTTATCTTGAGTTTGTTGGTTTTTTTTCTTTCTCTCATGTTTGGGGAGAGGAGGAAATTTGAAACAGGTAGAGTAATTATGATAGGAATGAAAATGTTTCATGGTGGAGCTTATGAGTTGGCTATGAAATTGAATTATAATAATCCAGATATCTTTTGGTGGGATGGAGATATTAAGAAGTTTGATAAAGCAGTGATGGATATTTGGATTTATAACTATTGTGCTAATAATAGACGTTATTATGATAGAGAAAATATGCCTGATTTTGTTCGAAATATTTTTGAGAAGTTAATGAAAGATTGGGGGTATCACTTGACTAATAAGGTGGTACTTTTTTTTGGACAGGATCTGGCGTTTGGTAATAGGTAAAGTGCCGTCTGGTGCTTTGGAGACTAGTCACTTGGATAGTTATGCCTTATTGTGTTATTTTATTTTTTTTTCTTTGTCATGTAATGCTTCATCATCCTGAATTGGATGAAATAATAATGAATTTTATTGATGAAGGCTTCATAAGAATTTTAGTATATGGAGATAATCATATTTGTTGTGCGCCGCGAGTTTTGCGGGGCATTCTTAATGTAGAGAGTTGGGCTCAGTTCTTAAAAACTCATTGTCGTTCCGTTCTTCG